CTACGACATTCGAACGTCGAAGTAGGCCTCTTCCACTGCGATGTCCCTGAAACCGGCTTGGCGGGCCTTGTCGAAAGCGTTCTTCCAGGTGATAGCAATCTTTTCGTCGGACTTGGAGATGTGGCCACCCTCCGATGCATCCATGAAAAGCTTGAACGCCTGCATCAATGCCTGCTCGGACGGAAAGCAACGGCGGAGCTCTTTGCTGAAACGGTCTTCAGCTTTTTGCTTCAGTGCTGGATCAAGATCTGTTGGGCAATCTTCCAATCGGACTTCAATGACTGCGTTCATAGGGCACCTCGGTACTGTTTAAAAACACAGTACAAAGTGTAAATATGAACTGTAGTTTTGTACAGTAGTTCACCTTGCTTTTTTTGATGGGGCTTAATCTTTGCATGTAGCAAAAAAGTCACAGAGACATTGAACCCCTTTGTTGAGGCGGGTGAGAGGCTATCTGTAGACCCGACGATGCTCGACCATTGTTCCAATGATTTCAATGTTCTGCTCATCAGAGCGCATTGTGGGATAGTCGTCATTGAGGGGGACGAGCTCAAAGATGTCATTGCCCAAAACATCTACAGCTCGGTGCCGGTATTTTTTAAATGTGGCTTCCTCTCGGCCATTTTTTGCAACCACGAACGATCCAGGTCTTGGTTGGACAGATGGATCGATGATGATGAGATCGCCTTCGCGAAAGTCTGGCTCCATCGAATTGCCTCGCACCGTAAGAACAAACGTCTCACCAGAGTGAGCATCGCTGGAGAGAAGCCAGTCGTGCGCATCTGAATGCTGAAAGCTGTTGGAGATTTCTGTCCAAACCCCCGCTTGAACATACGAAATATGCGGGATCAATCGGGATCCTTTGGGGAGCCGGAACTCCACATTTGAGCCGCCTGGAGTGAACAGCTCGCTGGACTCAGCAGGAGCATCCATCCAGCCTTCTGGCTTGCCTGCTTTGGCTTCGATCTCTCGAGCAATCGCATTGCTCATCACGCGCGGTTTGCCTGTCTTGGAGTTAAGTGAAGCGTTGAGCCACTGACTGATTTGAGCCGGCGCTTTCCCAATGGTCTCGGAAAGAGCGGCTTGGCTCCCTGCTTCCTTGATGAGCAGGCCCAGTTTTTCACGTCGAGTTACGTCTATCGGTTGCATGGCGTGAGTATTTAGCGTGAAGCTAACATTGGCAATGAGCGCAGGGCTATTGACTTTGGTTAGCCTGAGGCTAATAATTCGTGGATGACCCTATCCGAATACATCAACGCCCAGGGCCGGGGCGCAATTACCGCCCTTGCAAAACAGATCGGCGCACCTACCCCCGACGTGTCGCGTTGGGTGTCCGGTGAACGTCCCGTTCCCATCGGACGCTGTGTAGCCATTGAAGCCGCAACCTCTGGCGCGGTGACACGGAAGGATTTGAAGCCCGGTGACTGGCCTCGCTTCTGGCCCGAACTTGCCAGCCAAGATGAAACCGTTGAAGCCTAGAGGCGACATCAACGAACAGTGCACGGAGCTTCGGAACCGGGGCCCATTTTTTCCCCTGCTGCGCCGTTTTGACGGCGCATACGCCGTGACAGCGCTCTACGGGCAGCGCTGCTTGCGGACACATTCTCACCAACAAATTCAAACCGATACGCGGGCCGAGCTACGCCCGCACTGTCCACAAGGATCACGCTATGACAGACGACTCCCATATCCCTTTCTCGCGCCGGATAGCCTGCGACCTTGGAAAGGCCTCCCAGGACCTCAAGACGAAGGTCGATGAGCAGACCGAGTACCTCTGGCTTCGGTTTTGCGCCGAGAAGAACACGACCACCGCCGAGCTGCTGCGCGACTTCGTCTTCAAGATGGTTCATGGCAAGACTCACACCCGGATGGTTGCTGAACAAAAGTTGCATGAGGCCAAGGATAAAGACGAGCTGTTTCTTGAACCAGGGCTTTCGCGGGTCCCCGAACGAAAGGGCGACCAGGAATGATCGAAACCCCGTACCAAAAACACAGCGACACCTCCCGCTCAGCGGCCGAGGCTATCGCTGATGTCGCGCATACCTTCAAGGCCAAGGTGCTGGACGCCATCCAGAAGGCCGGCGTGCACGGCATGACCGACGAAGAGTGCGCACGGCAGCTGCTGCTCGACCCCAACACCCAGCGCCCGCGCCGCGTGAAGCTGGTGGAAGAGAAGCTGGTGGTGGACAGCGGCCAGCGCCGCAAGACCCTGGGCGGCCGCAATGCGATCGTGTGGGTTTCGGTGTCCGTGGAGCAGAGGCACGAATGAGCACGATTCTCATGGGAGCATGCTGGCCACTGCAGGGCATGTCGCCTGCACAGAAGGCAGTGCTTGTTTCGCTGGCCGATCAAGCAAATGATGATGGCGTCTGCTGGCCAGGTATCACCACGATTGCAAAGCGCACCTGTCTGTCGGAGCGTGCAGTGCAAGACGCACTGGCGTGGCTGCAGGCTGTCGGCTTGGTTTTCCGGGAGTACCGCCTCAACACCAGTACGAGCTACACCATCACGCCGGATGGGTACAAGCCTGAAAACGCACCGTCAAAGCGTGCCCGACTCACCGGTGCAGATGGCGCACCTGGTGCAAATGGCGCACCCCCCGCAAATGGCGCACCAGGTGGTGCAGATGGCGCACCACCACCCCGCAAATCGCGCACCCCTGGGGTGCAAATGGCGCACCCGGGTGGTGCAGATGGCGCACCCAAATCTACATTGAACCGTAAGAAGAACCGTAAAGGAACCACCAATGAAGGTTCGGACGGGGCTGACGCACCCGCCGTCCCGATGGTCATCGTGGCACCGGGAGGGGCGATCCACACCATTCCCGGAGAGCTTCGTTACCCCGGCGAAAAGACCCAATCGCACAAGACCTGGATCGCCTACGCCATCGCTTACCACGGCCGCTACAACACCTGGCCCATCTGGAATGCGACTGTCGGCGGGCAGATCACCAACCTCATCAAGCGCATTGGCGCAGAGCTGGCCCCCCGGGTAGCTGTCCACTTCGTGCGCCGCGTGAACGAGGAATTCGTGGTCAAGCAAATGCACCCCGTAAAGCTGCTGCTGGCCGACGCCGAGAAGTGGGCAACGCAGTTCAAGACGAACGCGACCATCACCAGCACGCGCGCCAAGCAGATCGACCAGTCCCAATCCAACTTCGACGCTGCTGATGAGGCCATGGCCATCATCCGCGCAAACCGTGAAAACCAGGGAGCAAGAGCATGAACGAGCAAGAGATGCAATGGCTTGTGAAGCAGCTGATGGGCACCGCTGAGGTGCTTGGTCAGACTTTGAGCCCCACCGCTGCAGCCATGATGGCTGAAGACCTGAGCAGCTTTCCTCAGCTGGTCCTGGCCCGCGCATTGAGCCGGGTGAGAAACGAGCACGCGGGGCGATTGACGCCCAAGGCGATTCTGGACCGCATCGATGAGGCTGTCGGCCGGCCTGCCGCAAATGAGGCATGGGCCATTGCATCGACTGCTCTGGACGAACGGGCCACCGTCGTGTGGACCAACGAAATGGCCGCCGCCTGGAGTCTGGCCCGCCCGGTAGCCGAGGCTGGTGACATGGTTGGCGCGCGCATGGCGTTCATCACCGCCTACGAGCGGGTCGTGCGCGGCGCGCGTGAAGCCAAGGCCATGCCCACCGTCACCGTTTCCATCGGCTGGGATGCCGAAGGGCGCAACCCTGCAATCGAGAAGGCCCTGCAGCTGGGCTATATCACGCCCGAGCGCGCTGCGCAGGAAATGACCATCACGCTGCCGCCGCCCGTCTTCAACCCCGTTGCCCTGCTGACAGGCCGTGTGGAAGAGACGCCGTGCGCAGGCCTGACGCCGGAGCTGCGCGCCCGCCTCAAATCTTTGCGCGATGACCTGGCCAACCGCCGCAGCCGCACCGGCGCGGTGGAGCGCCTGGAGCGCCTGGAGCGCATCAAGCAGGCCCGCTACAAGCGCGAGCTGAACCAGCTCGTGCAGCAGCGCCTGGCAGAGGAAGGCAAGGCATGAAGACGATTCCGCCCCGCCAGCTGGAGGTGCTGACCTTCATGCAGGCCTTTTTTAAGGACAACGACCAAACCCCGCCAATGGCGTTAATTGCCAAGCACTTTGGCTTTCGCTCCCCCAACGCCGCGCAGTACCACATCGATTGGCTGCTGCGTCACGGCTATCTGGAGCGCAACAGCCTGGGCAACCTGAAATTTTCGCGTGGCATGACTCCGCAGATGGACGCAGCAGATGCATAAGAAAAATGACCGAATTCCAGAAAACACGCGACTGGCTGGTGACGCTGGCCATGACGCCGGGGTGGTGGCACTACAGCAGGGAGCAGGCCGCCCAGCTGGAGAACGACGCGCAAGCGGCCGGGGCCTGGGCGGGAATGCGGCAGGCAGTGCGGGCCGAGCTCAAGGCCAAGGGCTTCCGGCCGCCGCCGGCGGAGCTGGAGCCTCTCGCGTGATCCTGGGCATCGATCCAGGCGGCAACACGGGGGTGGCTACCTTTGTGGCCGGTCAGCTGGTGGGCCTCGACACGATAGACCCGCTGCACATCGAGCGCTTCATTCGGAAGAAAGGGCCCATGCGGGTGGTGTTTGAAGACAGCCGCCTGCAGTCACACACCTGGACAAAGGTGCCCAGCCGCGCTGCCGCCGCCAAGATGGCGCGCAACGTGGGCCAGGTCGATGCCTGGTGCAGCCTCATCAATGCCGTCTGCGCCGAGCTTGGCATACCTGCACACGGCATCAGCCCGGCCGGCAAGGGCGGCAAGCTGGATGCAGAGGCATTCAAACGCAAGACCGGTTGGCCCGGTAAGTCAAACGAGCACGCCCGGGACGCCGCCATGGTGGCCTGGCCATATCGAGGAGCAACCAATGCCTGAAATCACGATTGTTCGTCAGGAAGCTGTGCAGATCAGCGAACAGGACGCCGCAGTGGCGCGCCGGGTCATCTTCGGCATTGTGGATGGCCTGGGCGAGCGTGGCCGCAGCCAGTGGCGGCGCCTGTGGAATCGGCTGCTGCGCCTGGAGCCGGGTGAAATGGTCGAAATCAAGACCGTGCAGCCGCGGCTGGGCTGGTATCACCGCAAGCACATGGCCATGGAGCAGGCGGTCTTCGAGACGCAGGAGCGCTTCGAGGACTTCGAGAGCTTCCGCACCTGGTTGAAGTTGGGCGCAAGCTTTGTCGACTGGTATCCGGGGCCCAAGGGTGGCGTGATACCGGTGCCGCGCTCCATCAGCTACGCAAACCTGGAGCAGGGTGACATGGAGCAGTTCCACGCGGACTCCGTCAATTTCCTGCGCAGCGAGCACGCCGGCGCAACCCTGTGGAAGCACCTGGGGCCCGCGCAGCGCATCGAGATGATCGAAACCGTCCTGAGGAGCTTCGGGGAATGAGCCGGATGAAGGAATGGAACGACGCGCAGCTGTACGAGCTGGCCGGCTGCGTGGAGCGGCGCATGACCTGGGCCCAGATCGCCGAGGAATACCAGATCAGCATCCCATGGGCCAAGCAGGTCTACAAGCACTACCTGCACCGGCAGGCCAAGGGCACCTTTTCCCACTGGACCCCGATGCGGATCATGAACATGTACCTGGACCACAAGCGCGGTGCAAATGCATGCACGCTGGCCCACAACTACAAGAGCAATGTGATGGTGGTGATGCAGAAGCTGGGGTATGCCCGGCGCCTGGTGAAAGGCGTGCTATGACGCGCAGCGTGGTGAAGATCTGGACGACGCAGCTCCGCGGCAGGACCGTGGTGGTGACCGAAAGGCATGGCCCAGCGCCACGCGATCGCTGGGAGGATGTCCCCGGCCCAGATGACGTGGACTATGGCGTTGCGCGTGAGGCACCTGTGGCCGAGGAGTCGCAGGGCTTAGCCAGCGGGCTTGCAGGCGTCCTGTTGCTGGCTCTGCTGATGACGGCGGCTGTGATGGTCGCATCAGCTGCATTGAGGTGCACGGCATGAAGCGCGGAGGATTCAGGCAAACCGCCTGGGCCCCTGCGCCCAAGACCGTGCACCAGCCTCTGGCCAGCGCGCCGAACTATGCGAGCGCGGCCGGCGCCACAGTGCCGCCGATCAAAAAAGGCGAGCATCTGCGCAATGAAGACTATCGCCGGGCCGTGGCAAGCCTGCCATGCTGCGTGTGCGGCATCGTGGGGTACAGCCAGGCTGCCCACGCCAACCACGGCAAGGGCGCAGGCCTGAAGACCGACGACCGCACATGCTTTGCGCTGTGCTGTGACCGGCTAGGCGTGAAGGGGTGCCATCCCAAGTTCGACCAGTACGAGCTTTACCCCAAGGCAGCAGCGGCCCTGGTGGCCGAGGCCTGGGGGGCGGACACACGCCGGAAGATTCAAATGATGGGCCTGTGGCCGGAGGGATTGCCAAGCTATGATTGAACGTATACGGATCGCTGCCAAGTCGAACAAGACGATGGCGCGGCGCCACTGGGAGGCACAGGTGAAAGCGTGGGGGGAATCCCATGTGCTGCCCTGGGCAGAGTTTCGTGCACGCTGGGCAGAGCTGCACGGCACACATACACCAGAGCGCAGGCCATGCGCAGAGTCCAAGGCATGGAATGGCAGCGATAGTTATACAGCTACCCGAGAACGAATCTTAACCTCATCCAGCAGTTCCTTTCCAAGCAATTTGACTAGCTCTGGAGAGTAATTGATCTCCGACAAACCGATCAATGCTGATTCGATTGAAATCCTTTGCATGACAGGGAACGTGCTTGACAGCGGGCTTGGCTTATCTTTGACGATTGGTCCAGAAAAGTCATCGAACTGGTGGGCAGTAGCATCGACCACAAATTCATCAATTTCTACCCAGAAATGACCACCAGCACCATTGCTTGAGTAAGCCTTGACCACAAGAATTTCGGAGTCGGGAAAACGATTTGCTAGTGCTATAGCAAGAATTGCACTCGAAGGCTCACAGCTTGAAATTGGGAATCGGCTCATGAAAGGCAGGCCCGACACTCGCATTCTTTCAAAGAATGGAAGCGACTGAAGAAGGAAGTGGGCAAGCATTTCTTTTGTCATAAAGAATTGTCGCAGGGCATCACAGCCACTCTTGTACGACTTACACCCGAAAGGCTCTTGACAATCTTAAAAGTCCTGATGGTCTAACGCCGTTATCAACAACGCGCACGAAGCGCAGGCGCTAGACGTGACCACCACACAGAGAGCGGGCAAGGCTGCAACGGCCAAGGTAAAGAAGCCCGCTCGCACATCCACCCCCAAGCCAAAGACGAAGGCAGCACTCCAGAGGGAGTGGTTCGCCCGTGTAGGTGCGCTTGATGAGTTCATGGCCTATGTCTGTGCAGGCGGACACCTGAACGGCTTTTGCAAGCTGCATGGCTTTTCGTACACGGGGATGCTGGAATTTATCCACGCCGACTCGTCACGCTCCGAGATGTACGCGCGCGCGAGGCAAGAGCGGGCTGACCTGCTGGCCGATGAGATTGTGGACATCGCCGATGAGGAATGCACCGTGGTTGAGGTGGAGGATGGTGTAACCACCGTGGGCATCAGCACAGCGCTGGTGAACCGCAACAAGCTGCGTGTCGATGCCCGCAAGTGGGTAGCCTCCAAACTCAAGCCCCGCGTCTATGGCGACAAGCTGGAGCTGTCTGGAGAGATCGGCACTCCCACCAAGCTGAGCGACGACCAGCTGCTCGAGCGCCTGCAGCGCTTTGGCGTGAACCTACCTGGCATCGTGCCCAAGGCGGAGGGCGCCCAGTGAGCGCGAGCGATCAGTTTGACCTGGCAGCGCTCTCCTCGCAGCAGCGCCTGGAGCTGGAGAGCCTGCTGCTCGAGCTGGAGCGCCGCCAGAACACGCGCCTGCTGCAAACCATGTTCCCCGACAAGGGGCCTTTGCGCCGCGAGCTGTATCCCAAGCACCAAGAGTTCTTCAAGTCGCGCGCACCAGGCACGCCACCTGGCGAGCTGACAGAAATTGCCCGCGCCTCTGAGCGCGTTTTCATGGCGGGCAACCGGGTGGGCAAGACAGTGGCGGCCGGCACCGAGATTGCCTACCACCTCACTGGCGAGTATCCAGATTGGTGGGAGGGCCACCGCTTTGACAAGGCCTGTCGCTGGCTGGCCAGCGGTGACACACACGAAACCACCCGGGACATCATCCAGCTCAAGATGCTGGGCTCGACCACTGACAAGCCCGAGAAGTACGGCACCGGCCTCATTCCTGGGGATGCAATCGTGGGCGTGGTGCCGCGCTCGCACGTCAAGGGCGCGGTGGAGAAGATCATCGTGCGCCACAAGTCCGGCGGCGAGTCTGAGCTTTGGCTGCGCAGCTACGTGCAGGGCCGGGAAATCTTCCAGGGCTTCGAGCTGGACGGCTTCTGGGCTGACGAAGAGTGCCCGGCCGACGTGTACGAGGAGGGCCTGGTGCGCCTGATGACCCGCGACGGCATCAGCATTCTCACCTTCACCCCGCTCAACGGCCTGACACCCCTGGTGCAGGACCTCATCAAGCCCGTGGAGGCCTTCACCGAGGAGGAAGACCCGGACGGCCTCAAGCGCCGCGCAGCTGCTGACCGCCTCATCGTGCGATGCGGCTGGGATGACGTGCCCCACCTGTCCGAACAGGCCAAGGCCAAGCTGCTGTCCAAGCTGCAGCCTTACCAACGCCAGGCGCGTACCAAAGGCGTGCCCGCGCTGGGCGCCGGTGCCATCTACCCGGTGGACGAAGACGACATCAAGGTCGATGACTTCCAGATCCCAGACTTTTGGCCACGGTCCTACGGCCTGGACGTGGGCTGGAACCGGACAGCAGCCATTTGGGGCGCCTTCGACCGCGAAAACGACATCGTCTACCTCTACTCGCAGCACTATCGCGGCCAGGCCGAGCCATCCATCCATGCGACGGGCATCAAGGCGCGCGGCGAGTGGATCCCGGGCGCCATCGACCCGGCCGCCCGTGGCCGGAGCCAGAAGGATGGCGAGCAGCTGATGGTGGTCTACACCGACCTGGGCCTGGACATCCACCCGGCAGACAACGGGGTCGAGAGCGGTATCTACGACGTGTGGGAGCGCCTCTCTACCGGCCGCCTGAAGGTCTTCAAGTCGTGCCTGGACTGGTTCAACGAATACCGCATTTACCGCCGTGACGAACAGGGCCGAGTCGTGAAGAGCAACGACCACCTTATGGACGCCACGCGCTACCTCGTAAAGAGCGGGCTGGATCTGGCCCGCGTGAAACCCCGCGCGAGCAAGCCGCCGCGCTCAACTTCCTGGAGAACAGCATGAACAACGCTGCCGTCAACCAACTCCTTCACAGCCTTAAGGGCTGGAGTATTCAAGCATGAGCGCCGTCAGCCTCCTTTCCCCATCCGGCACCCCGTTCGTTGAGCTGGGCGGCGAGCGTTGCTGGCGGCAGCGCACCATCCGCGACGTGGTGTGCTCCTACCAGTGGGTCGAGCTCTACAAGCTGGGCGACGAGTCGGCCCCGCGCGAGCCCGAGCCCTGCATGTGCCTGTTCCCGGCCCACCGCCGCATGGATACCGGTGCCTACTGCATCCCCCAGCGCCTGGCCTACCTGTATGTCACATCGGAAGGCAAGCCGACCGAGCACCTGCTGCGCAAGGCCTTCGAGGCGGCCGAGGCCATGGGCTACACCGCGCACGACCGGTCGACCATCCACCGCATCATCGACATCATCGAGGAAGGCCTGCCGGATCTCATCATGATGCCCACCGACCAGCCTGCAGCGCTGGCCACCAAGCGCCGTTTGATAGGCGTGGAGCTGGCCGTCAAGGCCCACGGGCAAGAGCTGCATTCGGAGGTCATCTGATGTTTGAGGTAAACGACGAAGACGACAAGAAGCGCCGCGAAGTCATCAAGGACCTGGAGGCCTCCGAGGTTGAGGACACCGAAGGCGGCGTGGCGGACACCGGCGAGCACTCCCAGGCTGCCGGCCGTCACCAGCGCCTGATGCAGTTGATGGATTATGAGTCGCGGCGCCAGGCCGGTGAACGGCAGCAGATGTCCATCGATGAGGACTACCACGACCACCTGCAATGGCGCGCCGAAGATGCCCAGGTGCTGCTGGAGCGCGGCCAGGCGCCCTTGGTCTACAACCAGGGCCGTCAGTCGCTGGAGTGGATCGCGGGCACCGAGAAGCGCATGCGCAAGGACTACAAGGTGCTTCCCCGTGAGCAGAACGACGAGGCCATGGCTGAGGTCAAGACCAAGCTCATCAAGTACACCGATGACGTGAATCTGACCGTTTGGCACCGCTCCCGCGCCTTCAAGCAGGCAGCCATAGGCGGGCTGAGCTGGATCGAGGAGAACCTCAACCCGGATCCTGAGCAGGAAATCATCTACTCGGGCTCCGAGGACTGGCGCAACGTGCTGCGCGACAGCCACAGCCGCAATGTCGACTACAACACCGACGCCCGGTATCTGTTCCGCCGGCGCGTGCTGGATCTAGACTACGCCTGCGCGCTGCTGCCCAACAGCCGCAAACACTTGATCGCCATGGCTGGCCAGAATCTGGACGATACCCAGGACGAGCCCTGGTACATGGGTGAGCGCTTGACCAACTCCACAGAGACAGAGTGGGGCCGCGACTACGGGATGGAGCACAGCATCTTCCCAGGGGTAAGCGAGTCTTTCCGGCTGAATGCACCACGCCAGTCGGTGGAGCTGATCGAGGTGGCCTACAAGGTGCCCGAGGCTGTCAAGGTCTTTGCCGATGGCGAGTTTGCCGGCCAGGTGGTCAACCCCTCTATCGACCCACGCCATAAAGAGATGGTGGACAAGGCCAACGTGTATGAGACGGTCAAGATGCGCATGCGCCTCATGCTGGCCACCCGCGCGGCGCCGTGCCTGGACCTGTCCAGCCCATTCCGGCACCAGCGATTCACGCTTATCCCGGTGTGGGGCTACCGCCGAGCACGCGATGGCTCACCCTACGGCGTGTGGCGCGGCATGCGCGACATTCAGGACGACCTGAACAAGCGCCACAGCAAGGCGCAGTGGGCACTGTCCAATAACCGCATCATCATGGATGAGGGCGCAGTAGACGACATCGAGGATGTGCGCCGGGAAGCAGCCCTGCCCAATGGCGTCATCGTCAAGCGCAAGGACAAGCAGCTGGTTTTCGATCAGAACCAGACCGATCTGGCTTCAAACCTGATGATGGCCGACCGCAACTCGCAGATGCTGCGGGAGGTGGGCGGCGTCACCAATGAAAACCTGGGCCGGGACACCAATGCCAGCAGCGGCCGTGCCATCTTGGCAAAGCAGGACCAGGGCTCGCTGACCACTTCGGAGCTTTTCGACAACCTGCTGCTGGCCATCAAGCAGGCCGGCCGCCTGCGCCTGAGCCACATCGAGCAGTTCTATACCGCTGAAAAGGTCATCCGGATCACCGGTGAAAGCCGGCCGATCGAATGGCTGGAAATCAACAAATTCGACCCGGCAACCGGCCGCATCCTCAACGATGTGACAGCGCGCGAGGCTGATTTTGTGGTCGACACCCAGGACTACCGCAGCAGCCTGGCCCAGGCCGCCATGGAACAGATTTTCGACCTGCTGGGCAAGATCGCCACCTTTGCGCCGCAGGTGGTGATGAACGTGCTGGACCTGGTGGTGCAGTCTGTTGACATCAAGGACAAAGACGAGTGGATCGCTCGCATCCGGAAGATCAATGGTCAGCGCGATCCATCCAAGCCGATGACCCCCGAGGAAGAGCAGGCCCAGCTGGCCGCAGCACAAGCGCAGCAGAAGCAGCAGCAGATCCAGGACGAGACGGCCGAGGCCATGCTGGCCAAGCTGCACAAGGAAATCGACAAGCTCGATGCCGACACCAAGCTCAAGCTGGCCGATTCCATCCACAAGAACGTGTCCACGATGAATGTGGCGACGGATACCGCTGAGCGCATCGCCAACGCTTATGAGCCCGGCGGCCTGGCTGAAGCCGCTGACGAGATTGCTACGGCTGGAGGCCTGACAGACCAGGGAGCGCCCCAGGTGCCCGAGGCGGCCCAGCTCCCCACCATTCCACCCACCCAACCCTGATAGGAGTTCACCATGACCATTGAAAAATCCAACGATCCCGATCTGCACGGCCTCACCGAAGATGACCTGGAGGGCCTGAGCGAAGCAGAGCGCGAGGCGCTTCTGGCGGACGACGGCGGTGCCGAAGGCAACAACCAGAGCAACGACAACGATGACGATGACTCTGACGACGAAAACCAGAACCAGGGCGATGCAGCTGACGGCGGTGCCGCTGCTGCTGCTGAGGACGCTGGCAACGGCAAGGCCAAAACCAATGAGCAGGAGCAGGACCAGGAGCAGGACCTGCAGGAGGAGGAGCAACCTGCGCCCGCCAGTGCGCCCAAGACGGTTGCTCCGGATGACATCAAGGACCAGCGGGCCCAGCTGCGCAAAGAGCGCGCGGAAGCGCAGCGCAAGGTGTTCGACGGCCTGATGGAGCCCGAGGAATTCGAGACCATCGAGAACGACATCCAGGACAAGCTGGACGCCCTTGTGCGCGCCGAAGCGGTGGACCAGACGCGCGGCCAGATTGCGCTCGAGCGCATGACCGATGACTACAACAGCGAGCTGGCCCAGTACCAGAAGGCGGCCAAGGCAGCAGGCCTGGACATCAGCCAAGGCGATCTGAAAAGGGAATTCGAGCGCATGGTCGCGCTGTGTGCCCAGGATGCTGTCGAGCGCGGCCTGACCGACGCACCTGGCAACATCGCGGCGAGCAAGGCCGGCCTCAAGGATGCCATGGTGCTGTTGCAGGCCCGGCACGGCAAGACTGTCACGCTGCCCAGCGGCAAGCAAACGGCGCCGGCGCAAAAGCCGCGCCCCAAGGTGGATGACCGCTCGAAGATCCCCCCGTCCCTGGCCAACGTGCCGGCTGCTGCAGAGGCGAACGTGGGTGACGATGAATTCGCACACCTCGAAGGCATGGACATCGCCGACCAAGAACGCGCCGTAGCGCGCATGACCCCCGAGCAACAGGAGCGCTGGGCCAACCAATGACCTCACATTTCAAGACCAGACTGGTTCGCACCCTGAAGCCGGGCGACAGCATCACATTGGACAACGGACGCATTCGCTTGGAGGCCATCCAGGTCCCGGGCCGGCGAGTCAGCCTGATGCTTGAACTGCCAGCAGAGGTGGTTATCGACACGCCGAAACCTAAAAAGGACTTGACAACAGCAAAAGTCCTCTTAGGTTAACTGCTACAACTTTTCATTGTTCGCGCAAGAGGCGCTTTTATCCCATTTGGGGGAGCGTTTCTATGCGTACTCTAGTCGGGGTCAACGACCCCCAAGCAGTAAAAAAGTGGTCGACGCTGATGGCCGTGGCCATCAACAAGACCAGCTACTGGGCACAGCGCTACATCGGTGAGGGCAAGAAGTCCCGCACCCCGGTGCAGCGCATCGACGACCTGCAGTCGGGTGCTGGTGACGAGGTGATGGTTGATCTGCTGATGCCGATCAACATGGAACCCGTCATCGCCGATGACACGCTGGACGGCAACGAAGCCCCTCTGCGCTACTACACCGACCGTCTGCGCATCGACCAGGTGCGCGGTGGCGTGAACCTCGGTTCGCGCATGACCAAAAAGCGCACCCTGCGCGACCTGCGCGCTGATGCGAAGCAGGCCAGTGCCGACTGGTGGGCACGTCTGATGGACGAGCTGCTGTTCATCTACGCCTCGGGCACGCTGGGCTCGGGTGAAGGTTTCGTGTGGAAATGGAACTCCAAGATGTTCGATGTCAACCCGCTGACCGCTCCCGATTCCATGCACCAGATGTATGGCGGCTCGGCCACCAGCCTGGCATCTCTCACCACTGCTGACGGGTTCAGCCTGCGCTTGATCGACAAGGCTGTGTCCAAGGCTGAAACCATGGGCGGCGACGGCACCGACGAGCTGTCGATGGTGCCCGTGCGTATCGATGGTGGTGAGCACTACATCGCTCTGATGCACACCTGGCAAGCAGACAAGCTGCGCACCGAAGCCGGTGAAGGCAAGTGGATGGACATCCAGAAGGCTGCAGCTGCTGCCCAAGGCTCCAAGAACCCGATCTTCACGGGCGCTATGGGCCTCTACAACAACGTCGTGCTGCAGAAGCACCGCAACGTGATCCGCGACAAGAATGCGGGCGCCGGCGGCAATCTGCCTTGGGCGCGCTCGCTGTTCATGGGTGCACAGGGCCTGATGGTCGCCTACGGCGATACCGAGTCCGGCACCCGTTACCAGTGGACCGAGGAGAAGAAGGACCACGGCAACTACGTCGCCATCGGCACCCACGCCGTCGTCGGCGCCAAGAAGGCCACCTACAAGTCCAAGGACAGTGGTGTGCAACGTGACTTTGGCCTCTTCGCCATGGACACGTACTGCGTGGACCCCAACGCTGCCTAAGCGCTAACCCTGGAGGGCTGCTTAGGCAGCCTTTTCCTCATCCCTTGGAGAAATCCCATGTCTCTCATCAAATCCGAGAATGCTTTGCGCCGCCGTGGTGGTGTGACGCCAACCACTGCCGCTGTGGCCCACGCGGTGATTCTGACTTTGCTGACCAAGCCCCTTGCCGTCGGCGACATCATCGAGCTGGACGAGCTGGATCCAGGCGTTCGCCTGGTGGATGCGCAGCTGACCGGCGCCGGCCTGGACACCAACGCCACGCCCACCCTGGCATTTGCCATTGGTGAAATCAACTCCGCAGGTACTGATCTGGCTGTGACCTATGACACCGGCCTGAAGTGCGGTGGCGGTGCAGTTGGCACGACCGCCCGCCTGGCCACCGGTGGCGGCTTGGTGCCGGCCGCCAAGCTCTCTCGCAAGTTGGGTCTGAAGGTGACGGCTGCTGCCGCCACTGACGGCGCCACGGGCAACCGCCTGGTGGTGATCGCGGGCCTGGCCAGCCTGTAAGGAGCGTGCCATGAAGCTCATTCACGCCCACCGCCGCTCTGCCCCTATCGAGGTGGAGCTCTTCGGCGAAGTCATCCAGTTCCAACCCGACGCGCGCGGCCGCATGGTGGCCGAGGTGGAGGATGGGCCCGTGGCCGTTCGCTTGCTGCAGATCGAGGAAGCGTATGTGCTGCTGAAGGACCTGGATGCCGAAGCGCAAGCCCAGGCCCAGGCCCAGGCCCTGGCTGACGCGCAGGCGAAGGAAGCTGCTGAAGCCAAGGCCAGTGCTCTGGCCCAGGCTGAAGCCGATGCAGCGGCTAAGGAGCAGGCAGCTGAGGCCGAGAAAGCCAAGGCCGATGAGGCCAAGGCTGCAGCAGATGCTGCAGCCGCCCAGAAAGCTCAAGCCGAGGCGGATGCCTCCAAACCTGCGGCCGGGCGCAAGAAGGCTGCCTGATGACCCCGTGGGAAGCTCTCTACCCTGATGTGATGCCTTGGATCGGCCCAGGCCGGGCAGAGCCGATGGTCGACCACCAGCTGCTGCGCAGTGCGCAGGCTTTCTGCCGTGCTACTCGCGCATGGTGTGTCGACCTCGACCCCGTGCGCACCATTGGTAGCGAGCTTTCCTACGACATCGAGTTTCCAGGCGCTGCTGACCTGGTCCGCCTCGAATCGGCCACCTTGGATGGTGACGAGCTGGAGGTGTGGCGCGCCGGCGGCGCCAAGAACAGCTTGTACGTGTTCACGCCTGAGCGCAAGACTGTCGAGCTGAGCCGCCCCGTGGGTGCCAACCGCACGCTGGTCCTGCGCGTGAGCGTGATGCCCTCCAACAAGGCCTATGGCATCGAGGACGAGATTTTTGCCTCCTATGCCGAGGTGATTGCCCGGGGTGCGGTCGCACGCATCAACAGCGATGCCGTCATGGGCCAGTGGTTCGATGACGAGTGCGAGCGCATCAAGATCAAGACTTGGCGCGGCAACTCGTCCGCGCGGCCACGCGCTGTGGGGGTGGCATTCTGATGGCACTCAACGGCGCAACCCTGATCCAGAAGCTACGCGCGGAGCTGCAGGATGTGGACATGGACCGCTGGTCCCTGTCTGAGCTTGCTGACGCCCTGAACCAGGCGGCCGACGAGATCGCCATTCAGCGGCATGACCTCTTTGCTCGCACGGTAGAGCACAAGCTCCAGGCCGGCCCCCGTCAGGTGCTGCCTGAAGGCTGCTTTCGGCTTGTGGAGGCTATCGGCAATACCAATGGCGGCCCCATTTCGCTGGTGGAAAGCCGCCGCGAGCTGGATGTTTCGGCGCCTGGCTGGATGACAGCCCCTGGCCGCGAGCGCATCCGGCACTACATCTACGACCTGCGCGATCCGACTCATTTCTTTGTGTGGCCACCTGCCGATGGCGTTAAGGCCAGCCTTGACCTGGTGGTGGTGGCCTATCCCCAGCGCATCGCCGCTGATGGCACGGGCGCCATTGACTTGGCCGACGTGTACGAATCTGCGCTGTTGAAGGGCGGCATTTGGAAGGCGTACGCCAAGGATGCTGAATACGCCGGCAACGCCCAGATCATGCAGCTGGCATACAGCGCCTTCGCTTCCACCTTGACGGGTGACATCCGCGCCTCCGTCGTTTCTTCCCCCAATGGCACCGGTGTTGGCAACAAGGCCGACATCAGTGCCAGCACCCGATAACCAAAGGAGCCGACCATGTTTTCCTCTGCCTTTGCCAACGACCTGGCCAAGCTCATTTTTCAGGCCACCGCCATTGCAGGCCTGGCGGACAACGCTGCCTCGGGCGCCTTGACCAGCCTCTATCTGTCGCTGCATACCGCTGACCCGCTCGCGGCCGGCACGCAGACCACCAGCGAGGTGAACTACTCGGGCTATACCCGCATCGCTCTGCAGCGCGGCCCGCTGGGCTGGACTGTCACGGGCAACGTGGTGAACCCAACTGGTACGGCCGAATTCCCAGAAATGACCGGCGGCGCAAACCAGACGGCCACCCACCTGTGTGTCGGCACAGCCGCAAGCGGCTCCGGCAAGGTCCTGGTGCGCATGACGATCAGCCCATCCATTGAGTGCAAGCTCGGTGTTGTGCCTCGCATCCGCCAAACCTCCACGCTCACGCTGGTCACCTCGTAAGGCATCTGCATATGGCCATACTGGCGGAGCTGGGCTTTGCGGAACTTGCCGTTCTGCAGATCGGTCAGGACGCACGCAACTATGTTGACGTGACGGCCTCGGCCGTGCTCGCTCTGCCTTCGGCTGCATTCGGTCAAGTGGTGGCCAATGTGACAGCACTCGCCTCAGCTGGACAGGCCAGCGACAACCGCCCCCAGGCCGTCAATAACACGACGGCGGAAGCAGTCCTATCTGTTCTGCAGGACTGGAGCACTACAGAGGCATTCCTTGCATCTGCCGGCGGCACGCTGCGTATGGCGCCGCTCACAAGCTCCGGAGTGGGCCTTACGGCCACAGCCTCGGCCACTTGGATGCTGGCCAGCAATATCCAGCCTTTGCTGGACGGTGGTTTCGACGGTCTTTGGCAGCTGGTCACCAACTTCTACACCTCGGTGTTCGCCCATGCCGTCGCTTCTGGAAATGCTTTGGCCATCGCCGCTGCACAAAGCAATTCGATCTTGCTGACGAAAGGCGCGGCATTCTTGACTTTGGCTGGAAAGCTCGACGCGGTTTCGGTGAGCCAGACCTTTAGTCAAGGATTTCTGAGGGGTAGCGCGCAGGCAACCGCTCAAAGCCTGGCTCTCTCAACGATGAGCGCAGATCTCATGGCAAGTGGCGAGGCGAAAGCAACTGCAGCGCTGCATGCCAGATTCAACCGGCAGCTTCTGCTGGTTGGAATTGCATTCGGCAACCCATTTTCCTATTCGCCCGGGGAGGTCGTGGCAGCTGTGCAGATGGTTGCGCAGGGCTACTCCAGCGTGATCGCCCATTCCAAGGCATCCGCTCCCTGGCGCATCTCTGCGAATGCAATCGCTCACACAGCTGCTATTGGAACTGCCACCGGATTGCTGCGCTTAAACGCCTCGGCAGAGCGAGGCACAAACCGCCTGAATTTCATGCCGCAGGGCTACGCCACCACGGCCCGCCCTTACGAAAACAGAACCTCTAACCGTCCTGCTGAAGCAAGAGAGGCGGTATCGACATGAGCCTAGAGAAATACAACAAGCAGCCTTGGGAGCGCAAGGACTATGACACCACTTTCCAGGATTGGCTCAATGGAGGCGACATCTTGGATGGGGTCACAGCCTCTGTGGTCTGCCTCACAGACCCCGATGACTCTTCATTGCAGGTCGACAAGGTGGAATTCACTGCTGATCGGGTGAAGCTCTGGATCTCCGGAGGCACTGACGGTCAGCGCTACAAGGTGACAGCGCGCGTCACGACAGAGTACGGCCGTCAAGACGAGTACGAGCTGGTTTTCAAGATCAAGGACGAATAGCATGGCGCAGAAATTCATTAACGCCGGCCGCTATGAGCTTCTAAGCTCCGTGACAGCTGCAGACACTACGCTGAACCTGCTTTCGAGCGGTGGCCTTCCTGTTGCCAATGTGGATGCTGGAGCCCTCACTAGCGGCGATTGGTTCCGCATGGTCCTGCAGGACACAGATGGTATCGAGGTCATCACGGTGCGGACCCGCTCCTCTGATTCGGATCAGCTTTCAAACGTGCTGCGCGGCCAGGAGGGCACGCCAGCTCGGGCATGGAACGCTGGAACTGTAATCGGTGTCCGCTGGACAGCAGCGGACGCAGCTGCTGCGTTGGCACCGGAAACAGTTGCTTCAGTACAGGGACTGCAGGCAGCTCTTGACACGAAAGTCAGCCAGGAAACGGGCAAGGGCCTCTCGACGCAAGACTACACAACTGCTGAAAAGAACAAGCTCGCTGGCGTGGCAACCGGTGCGACAGCCAATTCCACGGATGCGGCTCTGCGAAGCCGCTCCACGCATACCGGTACACAGGAGATTGCGACCGTGGCCGGTTTACAGGCCGCCTTGGACGCCAAACTGCCTCTGTCTGGCGGCACTATGAACGGTCAGTTGATAGGACAAAAGCGGAGTATGTCGATGTCGGGGGCTGCGTCTGATGGCGGCGATGGCAATGGCAGCTTCGTCGCGCGTTCGTCTTCGACAGGAGGCGACGCGAACCTTGCTGGAATGACCTTCTGGCACGACGCCTATGCCATACGCATGGGGGTGCGCAACGATGGCTATTTCGGCCTTGGAAGCTACTCGCGTGCGGCTTGGTCGTTGTATTCCGACCCCGCTGGAAACTTGGTCGCTGCGGGAAACATCCAGGCCTATTCCGATCCGGACCTCAAAGACAACGTGGTGCCTATCACCAATGCTCTGGAGTTGATCGCAAAGCTTGACGGTGTGCGCTTTGTTTGGAACCGCAAGACCGAACTGATCGGCAAGCCAGGCCAGGCTGATGTTGGCGTGCTCGCCGACCAAGTGGAGGCAGTTTTGCCCGAGGCGGTGGGCCGTTCGATACCCGATGAAGCAAATGACGGTTACCAATGGCGGACAGTTGATTACTCCAAACTCGTTCCACTTCTCATTCAAGGGCTTAAAGAAGTGGTAATGGAATTGCAAGCGCTCAAAAAGGAGTAATCAATATGGTTATGCCATCTTCTGGTCCCATTTCCATGGCGCAGGCACATGCTGAATTTGGCCTTGGTTATAGTCTTAGTGCATATTATGGCTGTGATTCTGGTGTGCCTACTTCTGGGGCGATTACCCTAGGCCACTTGTACGGTAAAGGTTATAAGCCTTATAGGTACTGGGAGTTGATGTTTGATAGCCTGTTGCCAGGTAATCATGTAACGCCTCAATTATATGAGCTTGAGCTGCATGAAGCATTCGGCGGTGCTGATATAACAACTCCGGGGACCCCGGTTTCAGCATCCTACGGCACATGGTATGGCAGCACTGCCAGTATCGTGGACAACAATACTGGCACTTCCTGGTATCAAGGACAGTACGCAGGGGATAACCGACTCGGTGGAACTATAACTATCGATTTAGGCACGCCTCGAATTGTTAAAGAGTTTGCCTTGTTCTATGGACAAGGTTGCCCTGGTAATTTCAGAGTGACGGTGTATAACGATTTTGCAAGCAGACGCACTACTTCGTTTAGTACCGGCGTGTGGAGCGGTTGGCAAACATTCAGAATGAAAGCGTAAATAAAAGCGATGGAGCCAGATATGAACCAAGACGAATTGAAACCCTATAAGCCTGCGATTAACCCTGGTGCAGCGCGCATCCGAGTGCGCACCGCGATGCTCGATAACACCTATGGCAAGGACCCTTCCATTCTCTGGCAGCGAGAAGAGCAAATCATGGGTGAAGACGGGGTGTATCGCTACGTGCCTATGCCGCCCATTTACACGGCGGTGACGCCGGAAATGCTCGCTTCGACAATCGACCTCATAGATCTGGACACTGGAGAGCCCCTCGGTCAAAAGCTGGCGTCGGTGATCCTGGTGGCCGGTCTTGGCTCGCTGTTCATCCGGGAAGACATCGAGAAGGCGAAGCAGACGCTCACTGATCCGGCTCAGCGGCCAGCCGTCGCTGTGGCAGCGCCATGACTATTCCAAGTCTGGTTTTGGCAGATCAGCCAGATCAGCAACAGAAGGACATTGATGTCTGAAATTTTCAAAGAAGCGGCTGAGTCCACTATCAGCACCTGGGGCCAGTGGATCGGCAAATCGATGACCTACGGGTCGGCAGGCGCCATGACATTTTTTGGTGCCCTCAGCTCGGACCTGGTATTCGGCGCCCTGGGGGTTGGCGTGGCATTGGCCGGCTACCTGCTCAACCGGTTCTACAAGCGAAAAGAGGACGCACGCGCAAGTGTGCGCGCGCGCCGGGATCAGATCAGCTGGGAAATGTCCATGATCGCCCGCTACGGCGAGGAGACCATGGTCATCCGCTACGGCTCCAACTGGCGCAAGCTGGGCAACATGATCCGGACGGGCACCACCGACTTTGGAGCGCTGGCCGATGAGTGATTCCAAAGTGCCCAAGCTGCTGCAGAGCAGCCTCATGGCCCTGATGCTGCTGCTGGGCGCCGGCGGTGCCTACCTCGGTAACGAGGCGGCAATCAGGGAAGCCAACAGCAATGAGTATGTCCAGGCCGTGGCGGCCGACGAGACGACATCCATGGCGGTCAAGATCGCCATGGTCATGGGCAACTACTACGAGTCCAGCAACCGGCACATTGGCCGCCCCTACGTCGACAAGGCCGGCCGTGGCGAGCCGCTGACAGTGTGCAACGGCGTCACGGGGGCCGGTGTCGTGCCGGGCAAGTATTACTCGCCCCAGGATTGCTACCAGCTCGAGCGCGCGCGCTACATCATGACCGAGGCCGCAGTGGCGCCGCTGTTGCGCTACTGGGGCAGCTACGACCCCTTTGTGCAGGCCACCTTTATAGATTTCGGCTGGAACAAGCCCCTGTCTTCGTTCAGGACCAGCACCATGCGGGCGAAGGCCAATGCAGGGGACCTGCCGGGGTCTTGCGCAGAGAACCCCCGTTGGAACAAGGGCACCGTCAAGGGGGTGCTTACCGTTTTGCCTGGCCTGCAGACGCGTGGTGACTCCAACGCTGAGCTATGCGCGATGTGGAGGGTGCCATCGTGATCGTTGACCAGGTGACGGCACCCATTCGCCTCTGGAGCTACGCGGCCGTGCTGCTGGCCGGCCTGGCCGCAGGTGCAGCAGCAGGCTGGCAGGTGCAGGCCTGGCGGCTGGGCAGCACCATCGCAACCCTCAAGCAGGACCGCAGCGACCAGGCAGCGGCCGACCAGCGCGCCACGCGCGAAAAAGAGCAGACAGACCGCAGGAAGGAGCAGCAGCATGCCACAGCCTCAAACACCAATGAAGCCCAGTTCATCGACGACCTCAAAAAGCTGGCTGGGTCAGAAGCTCGGCGAGCTGATGACGCTGATCGGCGTGCTGATGAGTATCGGCGGCTGCGCGACGGCGCCACCAGCCGGGAGGCCACTACCAGGGCCTGGGCCAAGGCCGAGTCCACTGCCCGTGACGATCTCGCAAATCGACTCGTCACCCTCGAAGGCCAGCTTGAACGAGGCATCGGCGTGGTCGACAGAGGGCTCGTCGTGGTCGGCAGACTCCAAGGCGATCTTGAAAGGCGCGACGCTGAAGTCGCGGCCCAGCAGCGACAAATCCGCATCGAGCGGGAATTGAATGGATCTGAGAAGGATTGATCGATGGCAGTTCTAAAGGTTGGCAGCTTCCCGGGCCTGGTGCCCCGGGCAACCGCGCGCGGCATGGGCGGCGCCGGCGCACAGGTCAGCCACAACCTGCTGCAGACCTCTGCGGACTTCCGGCCACTGATGGGTGATTCCCAGGTGGCCACCTGCCCGTTGGGAGTGAAAAGCCTGTACCGCATGATGCGGGACGCCAATGGCGTGATCCAACAAGGCGACAGCACGGGCTGGATTACCGCCGCTGAGGCCCGGCGCTACGTCCGCGGCCAGATCAACGATGACGCCACCGAGCGCACGGTGGTTTTCTCGCGTGACGGCAAGCAGGCGCCCCAGATGACCACGGTGGCCGGCGACTTCCGGCTGCTGGGCGTGCCCGCGCCCGCCAAGCCAGCGGTGAAGCTCAACGAAACCAGCCAGTTCACTGCGGAGGATGCTCGCACCTGGCTGTCCGGCACCATGGTGCCTGCGGTGGTGAAGGCGATCCAGACGGCCACCAAACCTGTCAACCAGGTCACCGGTCGGATCACGGCAGGTAAGCCCCGGGCCGGTGCCTATGAAATGTTCGGCCTTACGCAGTCCACCACTGAACAGTGGTTTGGCGAGCTGGCCCTCACGCTGGCCGACGCCAAGGACAAGGGCCTCAATGTCACGGGCACCAGTGGGTTTCAGTCCGAGGGGAACTGGGTCATCCGGCTGATGTGTCTGCCGTTTTGGGGTGAGTTGGACACCACGGTGTTGGCGGCCGAGCTGCGCAAGCTCGAAAGTCCCAAGGATGGGAGCCAGATCTTCAGCGATGCCCAGATCACATCCATCGTCAATGAGTTCGGCAAGTTCCTGGATCCCGCTGATGCCAGCATCAAGAGCTACCGCGACCAGATGGACGTGGTGGTGCGCAAGTTCAAGAAGGCCATCGATGAGGCGGTGCGCGCCTCTACCGCTGCAGCGCGGCCGACAGAGCCGACCAAGCCCACGGTGCCTGAGTTCGTGCCCGACTATTCGGGCGAGACCATGTCCATGACTCGGGCGCCCGAGTGGATTGCCTACGATGCCGCCATGGCGCAGTACCGCAAAGATCTGCGGGCCTGGGAGGACCAGAAAACCGGCAGCGCCACCCAAAATACCGATTCGGTGGCCGTGATTCAGGAGTGCCAGAAAGAGGCGACCCGCCTGACCAGTACCGTGATTGAGGCCGAGTACCTCAAGCGGATGAACAACCTGCAAACCTACATTCAGGAATGGGCCTCCGGAAAGTCGTTGTCGAAGAAGGATGATCCTAACGGGCTGCTCGACGTGGATCCGGACCGAATCATCGAGGACCGCTTTTACCTGGTGACCTTCAAGACCGATCGTGGTGAAGAATCCGCCCCGAGCGAGGTTACCGATGTGCTGCAGGTCGACCAAAACGACACAGTCGACGTGCAGCGGCCGCCGGTGCCCGCCGGGCGCAACATCTTGACCTGGTGCGTGTACCGGTCGGCCACCGGCAATGTGGCGGCCTCATGGCGCCTTGTGGATGAGGTGGTAATCACGCAAAGCCTGTTCGTGGACAAGGTGCCCAGCTCCATGCTGGGCCAGCAGTGCCCATCCATGACTTGGGCAGAGCCGCCACTGCGCCGCGATCCCAACAGCGCCGCGACCATCAAGCCACCGAAGGGAGAGGATCCATACCTGCGCGATGGTGTGGCCATGCCAAACGGCATTGTGGCGGCTTTCCTCGACAACTTCGTGGCGTTCTGCGTGCCATACCGGCCGTTTGCCTGGCCGGTGGAATTCCAGATCACCACCGACACGCCTATCGTGGGGCTGGGCGTCTTCGGGCAATCCTTGTTCGTGGGCACCCGGGCTCACCCCTACATCATCAGCGGCTCCAGCTCGGGCTCGATGACTTCGGTAAAGCTCTCCCAGGAGCAGGCCTGCGTCAGCGCCGACTCGATTGTGTCGGCCGACGGCGGCGGTGTTCTCTATGCCTCTCCGGATGGTTTGTGCCTGGCCAACGCTTCTGGCGTGCAGGTCATCAGCGAAACGCTGTGGGCCCGCGAGGACTGGCAAAGCCTCAATCCATCCAGCATTGTGGGCGTCTGCCAGGATGGCGTGTACTACTTCTGGTGCGACGGCGGCACCTTCGCGCTCGACTTCAAGGCCATGCGCCTTGGCACGGTCGACCTGCCGCGCGGGCCCGTGCACAAGGACTACATCACCGATGCTGTCTACGTGGCACAGGCCGGTGCGGTCATGAAGCTGTTTTCGCAAGGGCGCCGCACGGGGCGCTACAAGACGGGCATCATGCTGCTGGCCGCGCAGGCGCCGATGGCCTGGGTTCAGGCGGAGGGCGAGCAAAGCCCCGCAGCGCCTGCCACTATTCGCTGGCTGGGAGAAGGCCAGCTGCGCCACACCAAGCAGCTGAGCAGCGTGGAGCCCAAGCGCATGCCGCCGGGCCGCTGGCGTGAGCACGTCCTGGAAATCGAAGGGGAGTCGCGTGCGGCGAGCGTGGTGATAGCCGGCACGACCGAGGAGCTGCGCAATGTCTGATGAGTTCCTGACCACCCCCGATACCGGTGCAGTCAAGCTGCCGGCCCTGGTGTTCGCGCCTACGGGCAACGCGGCCACCGACGAAGCGCTGGCCTTGTTTAAGGAGCACCTGGAAGTGCGCAACGGCGCCCGGGGCAATCCCTGGGACCGTGCAGTCACGGTGCGTGACATCCAAGGCATGCAAGAGGCCTTTGCCGCCCTGCAGCAGCCCAAGGAGGCCAAGGACAATGAGGTGGTGCTCGACTTGGGCAAGGCCGGCTCGATTCCGCTGGCGGTCGACAAGTTCATTGAGGAAATCAAGAAAACCAAGCTCTTCAAGGACCTGCTCAAGAGCCTGGACGACCCGACCCGCTTCGATGACCTGCCGGCCGAGATCCGCGACATCGTGAGCAAGAGTGTGGCAGAGGCTGCGCTGGAGCAGGGCACCAAGATCACCCAGGTCAAGAAGCTGATCGAGGACCGCTACCGCAAGCTGGCCTACCAGGTAGACGAGATATTTGCGGCTCAAGATGGCAACGCAGCCGGCATCCGGGAAACCAAGTGGGTGATCGCGGAGACGAATTTTGCCCAGGCCGGCTACATCAAGCAGCTGCAGGCATCGCTCGGGAACTACTACCAGGATGGCTCGCCTGGCCGTGCCAGCCTGGAAGAGCAGATGACTGTGACCGCCGACCGGGTAACCGGATTGCGGGCGCAGTACACGATGAAGGTGCAGGCGGGCGGGGCGCTGGCCGGATATGGTCTCGCGGCTGAGGAGGTCAACGGCAAAACCTCCAGTGCTTTCATCATCTCTGCCGACAAGTTTGCCGTCGTGTCGCCGACCTACAACGGCGGCATGACCAACACGCCGGCGCTCAGCATGGTGCCATTCGGTGTGGATGCCAATGGCATCTACATGAACACCAGCGTGTACATCAAAGGCAGCATGCGGGTGGACACCGGTGGCAAGACGCTGATTCAAGGGCTGCGCGGTTCGGTGAATATCGGTGTGTCCGGCAGCACCTGGAGCGACACCACAGCGCGCAATGCGGTCTGGCAGCAGCTGGGCAACGGCGGCAGCGCGGCAAACAACAACCACCTGGTCATCGGCGATCAAGTGATGATCTCCAACGGCTCCAGCTACTCCGAAGCCAGGATGTGGAACGGCTCTTCCTGGGCAAACCCGGGCGTCATCATTAATGGCGATATGGTGGTCAACGGATCGCTGGCCGCCGAGAAGATCGATACCCGGAATCTGACCATCCGTGACGCTTCCGGGAATGTGATTCTGGGAGCGGGTGCAAAGATGGATGTCGCCTGGTTGTCCAACCTGGGAGCGCTCGGGAAGAAAAACAACATCCAGGTGAACTGGGTGGACAGCGATGTCCGGCTACCTGACGGCAGCCAGATGAAGGCGACAGATTTTGTCAACAAGCTGTCCAAGATCGGCAGCGGCAATATCGGCGTCTTCATGGAGAACGCTGCCATTGGGAACGCCTACATTGGCAATGCCGCTGTGAGCACGCTGACCATCCAGGGCAACGCCGTTACGGTCCCTGTGTTTGCCTCGAACCCTTCTGGCAAGTCTGGCACAGGCTTTTCTAACTGGACAGACGTGGTGTCGCTGAACGTTGTCATGGACCAGGCCGGGTGGGTCTATGTGCATGCCACTGCCGTCATCACCTATGGCTCAGGGTTCAGGAAGGTGGGCACCAACCTGCTGGTGAATGGCGCATCCGTTGCGGGCTATGAAGTGGACACGGGCTATATCTCGGTCTCGCATGCCTATGCGTTCTATGCCAGCGCTGGATCCAACAACATCGTGACGCTGCGGTTCAAGGGGGACACCCCCAGCTCGATTAACGATGCCATGCTTTTTGCGATAGGCTCCAAACGATGAGCAGCACAGTCAACTACGCCCACGACGGGACCTATCTTCTGGGATTCGGAAGTGCGGGCGGCGCGGTCTATCCCGAGGGAAGCATTGTGGAGCCGGGATACCCGCCAGGCTGGCCCATCCCGCAGTGCCCATCGGCGCGGCACCGCTGGAACATTCATACCGCTCAATGGGATGAGACGCCTCTTACCGATGAAGAGGCCTGGGCCCAGGTGCGCGCCAAACGCGACGAGCTGCTCGCGGCCTCAGACCGGGAGGTCATGAAAGCCTACGAGGCCGGTGAGCCGCTGGCCAAGGAATGGCGGGATTACCGGCAGGCGCTGCGCGACATTCCTGCCTATCCAGAACCTTCTGGCGTGGTGTGGCCTGAGCCACCAGAGTAGAGAGCACTCTATGCGATTGATTTGCCAACTAAATAGCTTATGAACGAAACTGGGCCATAGAAAATTGTCGAAAGCCCCAGCAATGAACCTATTAAGTTGGAAGAGTCGTCTTCTGGATTAGTGATCTTCAGAAAAATATATTGACTAGCAAAGCATAGAAGCATAGCTATCCATATATTTAGACCAACCACTCCGCAAGCAAAACCTGCAATTCCGCAAGGCGCGATGTGTTTTAGAAAATTCTTCATGGTGCGCTACGGGCACGGGGGGCTGTTGGTTAGTTTTTTGACGCAGCCGAATTGATGCAACGGAACTGAACCTCAGCTGATGAATATTCCATCCCAGCATCCTTGTGCGTGCTGTTCACGGGGATCATGGTTTGTCCCTTGGACGCGCAAAATTGCTGTGCTTGCTGGAAGAACTTTGCTTTGAGAGCACTGCCTGAATGGTCGAAAGTGCCGCCCAAACCGCCGATCATGTAGAGGTCAGGACCAATGTTCACCGGGCCATCAGTGCCTGTCTTTGTGGCGCAACCCACCGTAAGTCTGCAAAAAATATAGCAATCAGACCACGCATAAGTTTTTGAAGTTTAAGTTGTTTCGGGTTGATTCAACTGTACATCAAGCGGCCGCACCCTCTCGCGTCTTGACATCCTTAAAAGTCCAAATAGGTATTTAGGCTTTCATAGGAGGTCTCCTTGGACGGACTATCGATGGAGCTTGCCAAGCGCGTGGGTCAAGTCCTGACCTTGGACGATGCCAAAGCAATTGCTCGCGCAGTGACGGGCGGGCATTCGCTCGACCTGGAAAGCATCGCACCGGGATGGTACGCTGATGCGTTCACCCTGCAACCCGTATGGCTTGATTCGGAATTTTCTGCCTTGGAGGCGCATCGCCTCAACGGTCTCTCAGAGGTTCACCCAGGCGAGCCGGTGGACGTGTGCTGGGAGAGGATCCGGGAGCTTGAGAGGCTGGGCCGATATGTCATCTTCGTTGCACGCTGGCCGGATAAGCGCTTGGCGGCGAGCCTTTGGTTGTATTTCACTCGCAGCCTGAACAACGGCACCCTTACGGTGACTGATGACATGTTGTACCTGGAACCGGAGGTTCGGAATTCGCTGCTCGCAGTCGGCCTTTGTCGCTATGCAGAGGCTGTGATGTTTGGCCTTGGGGCCCGTGCGTGCACCTTGCAGTCATACGACGTGAACAAGGCTGGCCGCCTGGCCAAGTTCCTGGGCTATCAAAAGGTCGCCGATTTGTACCGCAAGGCGAACTATTCAGGCGAAGCCTCCCTTACTCCAACCAGACACCAAGGATCCACCAATGGCTAGTACACCAGACACCTCAGGACAGCAGCAGGCTGCACTGATGAGCGCCCAACTCTCGAAAGAGCAGCTCGAATGGGCCAAGGAGATTTACAAGGAAACTGCGCCCGACCGGCAGGCCGCGCAAGAGCGGGCCAATCAAATTTCCGATCTGCAAATGAACCAGATGCAGCAAGCATCGGACATGAGCAAGGAGCAGTACGAGCGATATAAAACACGCTTCCAGCCTACCGAAGACCGAATTGTTGAAGAGGCAAACAACTACGACACGGTCGACCGGCAAAACTCCGAAGCGGCTAAAGCCGTCACGGATGTCCAAGCCCAATACACGGCTGCACAGGCCGCCCAGGATTCCGACCTTAAGAGCATGGGCGTCAATCCAAATGACGGCCGCTTTGCAGCCATGAAACAGCAGGGCAGCACTGCTGCAGCGCTGGCTCAAGCCCAAGCAGCGAACACTGCCCGCCAAAACGTCCAGCAGCAGGGGTGGGCCCGCCGAATGGATGCTGCCGGATTGGGGCGGGGCGTCGTTTCTAACCAAGCAACTCAGGCTGGCATCGCTGCTCAGGCTGGTTCCGGTGCTCTCAATGCCAGTAACTCTGGGCTTGCAGCAGGCCAGAGCGGAGTTGGAATCATGCAGAACGGTTACTTGGGTGCCATGCAGGGCCAGTCTGTAGCCGGAAATATTTACGGCAACATCGCCCAGCAGGATGCCGCAACCAGTTCGGCAAACATGGGCGGAATTGCTGCGGGCATTGGCGCCGCAGGGACCGTGACCGCAGTGGTGATTTAA